ACCCGCTTTCGTCATCCCAGCTCCACTTTTTGTGGACCTAAAATACTTTTTAGTTTTCGGTGGGTTTTTACTTACCTTCCGTGCCATTCATTAATAGTTTTTATTAAGAACTAAAATGATGTTGTAAGCATCTCCACTCGAGTGCCCGACAGTTGTAAAGTCTATATCTCCTGTCACACCACTACCTGCGTTGTTAGGAATCCCACTAAATAAATCAAAGTATTCGTCACCCGTGCTATCTGCTGGTAAATGTATTAATAAAACATTCGAAGTAGCATCAAACTCAAGTTTGACACTCATACCAACAGTCGCCCAGTAAATTCTTTCTACACTTACAGAGGTACATGCCTGCCCAGCACTGTTTGATGCTAGGGCAGAAACATCTACTTTTTTTACGGCAGATTCACCTGTGCCATCAGAGACATTAGTGAACCGCAAAATAGCTTTTCGTTCTCCGTCTTGTATAGTTTGTGAGGCTACTGCATCTGCCATAATTTACTCCTATAACTCTGAGTTTGCTGTTCTTTCTTTCAAAGCATGGATGTAATCAACGGTTAATACCTTAGCCGCTGCGGCTCCATTTTGAATACCGAAAGATACATTCAACTCTTCATCGTCAGGTGCATTTGTATTAACTACTGTACCTGCCTCGACATTATCTTGGTAAACTCTGAACTTTTGGTCTTTTGGATTGTAAACGAATCCAACTGTCATAAAAGTATCGTCTGCCAAAGAATTTGGTAAGGTTAGTGTTGACTGTGAGCTATCTTTTTCTACAACGAAATCTATGGTTGCGGCTCCGTCAGCTTTTAAGAAAAAAATACCATCGCTCACATCTAACGGTGTGGTATCTGTAAGTTGTAGACCAGCTACTATGTCAGATTGTGTGGCATCGTTTGCTTTGAATCTAAAATAGAAAGCGATTTGTTTACCAGCCTCATACTTAAAACCTTCTTTTTTCAGTTGAAAAAAGTCATGGTCATTATCGCCAGCGGCATTTGTTATTTGCAACAAGCCACCATCACCATCAATCAATGCCTCAGCCGCACTGCCTGAGCCATCTTCTGTGGTTGTAATAGTAAAATCTCCAGCATTGTAAATGTTGAAGTCATCGAAGTATTCGTGATACTTATGTCGGCTAGGTTGTTTTAATAAACCACCTGAACCTGAGGAGCTAACATTAGTAACTCCTGATGTAAAATGTGTAGACATAAACAGCCTCCTTTTGTTGACCATTACAGACACCATGCCTGTAACATTTATACTACAGATTCAATAATACTACTCCGTATCATTATGTGCAAACACAAAAAAACCCCAGCTAAGGGGTTTTGTTATTAAGCTAAAATTCATCCTTGAGCTTGTGCACCGAGGTACAGGATTTCATCCTCGCCTCTTCTGTTGAAGTAAGACATTGCCTCATCTTTATTTATTGTTTTTTCAAAAACCTCATAACTTGCGTTCCATCTGTTAGCAAACCATTCTGCATTTTCTTTACTTAATGTCCAAGCAAATCCTTTATCACAAAACCCACCTCTGTAGATTTTGATTTTGTTGGGTAGCTTATCATAATATTTTCTTTCATCAGCTGTCATCATTAGTTGAGGCTCGTCAGGGCATATACCGAAAATAGCTTTCCACTGTCGATTGTGTATTGTTGTAAACTCTTGGTCAAGCCAAACATCACCAACTAACTCCCACCACCTTTCAGAACTTGGTTGTTCTATACTTAGATTATAGTCCTTACAAAAATCAGGTGCCAAAGCTGTTTCCATAGACCCGTCACCCCAAAGGTGTGCTAAGTAGAATAAAGCATCAACTCTATAAGCTCTTTCGTGTAGAAACACAAATCTTTCAATATCTTTTTCAGCTATAGCTTTGGCCAACCTCTCTTTTGCATACTCGAATCGTGCATTTGTGTTTTCTATAAACCAGTCCATATCAGCTCCGCCCTCTAACATTGAATCCGTCACCATTTCGACTAGCAGAGGATGATGTATAAATTTTGTGTGGTTGCCTCTGACTTGTACACTTTCTAAAAGTTCAGGATTGTATTTTATTTTTGGCTTTTTCATATCTACATAGTACAAAAGTTTGCAAAGTTTTGCAAGTTCGAGTATTATGTACATGTAGACAATAAAGTCTACTAAGGAAACTAAAATGGAAAGTTTGAATGAAGTTAGAGCTAGATTACAACGAACAAATGCCCTTTTAAAAAAATGGGGAAAGTATAGCGAGCTTTGCTTGCGTAAAAAGCAACAGTCTGAGAAAGACCCGGACATTATCCACGAAATTGAAAATGTCCTACGATTAAGAGAGGACAGACTCAACGCACTTGCAGAGAATTAATAAAAAAGGACCCTAAACAGGGTCCTTTTTGTAATACTGAGTAACAAAGTGTATTACTACTTCGATTAAGCTCCTTGTGAACCGTAGACACCTCTCCAGTCGGAGAAACCAAAAGAGTATCTCTCTCTTGCTTTGTATCTAATATTTCCAGTTGAGAAATCAGGTTCCATTGAATTTTCCATAGGTGACCTTTGGAACATCTTGAGTCCATCACCCATTTCATTCACTGAGGTCAGAATGAAGAAAGCATCAGGGTCATTTAGATAATGATTGACAACATAACCACCCGGCAAAACACCAGTGTTTTTGATTGCGTTGACATCATTGTCTGCTGTTCCTGACCTTAAATCTGATTGTAAAATTCTATCAGCAACGAAGACTAACTGTGGTGGAACCACAAGTTTGTCAGGTTGTACAGATATAATTAAACCTCTGTCATCAGTAAAGGTTGAAATATCAATGAAAGCATCCTCTAGTGATGCCTCGTTTAAGTCAGCCATTGTGCTTGCTCTGTTAGCCGCTGAGCCACCACCTGCTAGTGGGTGGTCAGATGCGATTAGAGATTTGCCATCGCCACCAAGGAAAGATGATGAGAACGCATTGTTTAAAACATCTGCTCCCTTAACTTCCTTAGTATTAGCCATAGATTTTGCTAATGCTTTAACATATCTCTTTCCGAGAGAATCATAAAGGTTGTCCTCTATGGCCTCCTCGGTTAACGCAAACGCAAGTGAAACAGTCTCATGTGTATAACGAGAACTGAAACTCTCTGATGCGTTGTCAAAGCTAACACCTTGACCTTCTGATTTTACTGGTGCTGAACCAAATCCAACGATTAATACTTCTTCTTCGAAAGCTCTGTTTGAATCTTCGATTACAAAAATATCTTCGTATTCTCTATCGTACTCATCGTAATTCATACCAAAGAGAGAATTTAAGCCCGGCTCAAGTTCTTTCGCTAATTGTGCTCTTGAAATTGCCATAATTATATATCCTTAAGCTAATCCAGCTCCTTTTTGTCCCATGATATGATTTTGAATCACGCATAGTACATTAGTGTTGGACGATGCAACATCGTCATTATCAGGGTCTTGGCTAATATCAATGCACTTAAGTGGTAAAGTAGCTGTAGTAGCTCCTGTTCCAACATCTAATTGTGCGGCTGATATGCCCGACTTTGTATCCCCTACAGGAGATGACTCTACTATATCGAAATTACCAAATAGGTCTGCCACTGGAAAAGCGGCATCTGCTTGGTATTCAAATACGACATTAGGGTCATCTATTACAGAGGCGATTATATCCGATGCAGAAATACTGCCCGGATAATGGTTTTTGAAAACCTGTTCTCCTGAGGTTGGGTCTGTATATTGAACTCCATTAAAAACTCCTACTACAGGAACCGTGCCTGTCGCTGCATGACGGCCAATTACACCGGCTGTCAATTGAGTTACCAAGTCGCCTTGGAATATAGGAGTTGTGGCTCCACTAGCTATTCTGTACCTAGACTGGCCACCACTATATGGTGCTCCACCCATCATTCGAACTGGCTTTGCTCCGAAAGGTGCGTTTTTATTTGCCATAATAATTCCTTAATTCAAATAATGTTTACTTTTTTCCAAAAGTAACTTCGGATTTCCTCTTAGAATCATACTTAACATAGCGACCATCTTTTGACGACTCGTTAAACATAGTGTTATCGAGTGCGGCACTTTTCGCAGATGTCTGTTGCTCATAATAAGCATTTCTTTCTTGCTTGGTTTCTACTGGTATTTTTGCTAAGAGTAGTCCATCTGTATAAACTAAACCAGCATGTCTGCCTGAATCAGCTGTTGGGTAGTCGTACTCAGAAGGTAAATCAGTACCTCTTACGAGTTCCCAACCTTCTCTAAGTCTTCTACTTACATTAGCTCTATCCTCTTGTCCCAACATAGACTCTCGTATCCAACGATACTCATAGCCTTCAGGTGGTGCAGGAGTCTCAAGTTTTCTTACTGGCCTCCATGGTTGTCTGCGAGATTGTTTATCGTGTGTCTCGGAATCACGAGAATTTCTAGTGTTTGTCACTTGCTCTTTATCGTTCATTTTGCCTCCCTTGCATCGATTTTTTGCTTTTCCTTTGCAACGGATTTAAGCCATGCCTCTTCAGACATATTGTGTGGCTTAAGTCCACGAAGGCGGTCAACTTCCGATTTAGAGAAAGTAACACCGTTCTTCTTACTGCCCTGTGTTTTTTGTCGACCTCCAACGGAGGCTGAGGCAACCCTTTGCACAGCGGGTTCGCTTTCGTTTGCACCGACATTCCCTTTTAAGTTGGGATAAACTTGTTCAATTCTATTGTTTAACTCTTGATAATACTCACTAGAGTCAGCCTCGAAGCCTTCATCTATTAACATATTATGTTGAAAGTAAGCATACTTAGTAGCACGCATGTTGTTTTCATCAGATTGGTCACCATACCAACTATTCTTCGCATACCAATCTAAAGCCTCTTTTGTTGGTTGTACATTTTGTGGCTCTTGTTGTTGATACTCTTGTTGATATTGTGGCACTTGTTGTGGTTGCTCGGCTCTTTGTTTTGCAACTCGCAACTTTTCTTTTTCGATTACAAGCTCACTTTTCAGTGTGTCTGCCTTACTAATTAGTTCTGCATCGTTACTAGCAAGAGCTTTTTTATAAAGCTCCTCTGCTTGTGTTTGTTTTGCATCTAAAGCCTCTTCTTGTTTGGCTAGTAAATTAGATTGACTCTCTACAGCAACATTACGCAGGCTAAGATTTTCTTGGTCTTTCTCAACTAGTCTTGCTTTTAGTAAAGCATTTTCTTCTTGTGTTTTTCTGTTTCTTTCGTTTAGTTTGTTTATTCTCTTAGAAACATTTTTTGTATAATTTTCTAATTCATCCTCTTTTGTCTCAACGGACTCAGGGGCATCACTTGGTTCAGAATCAACTACCTCGACCTCTACTTCGTTTTCGTTATCTTGTACTTTCTTTTCTTCTTCACTCATTTATACACTCACTATGTCATCAGGATTTAATATAGTGGCAATAACTTCGTCATCGTTGATGATACGAACTTCTG